GTTTTAACAAAATTACAAAATAAATATACATAGGATCTGACAAATGGAAAAATTTTCGTTCAAAAATAATTTGTTAGAGTTTATATCATCTAGTGAAAAACTTAAAGATTATCTAACATTTAATGAACAGCTTAAATTATATCATAAAATATATTCTCTTGATGAAATGAGTGTAATTAAAATTCTTGAAGATGTTACGCCTCCAAAAACAGATCCACGAGCTGAAAGAATTTTAAAAATCGGTCTTATAACAGCTTCATTTGTAATTCCTATACCTGGACTAACATTAGCTCTAATGTACTTAGTAGATGTTAATAGATTTAGATGTATGCAAAGAGTAGAAAAAAGTAATGAAGAAGATAAAATTCTTTCTATGGCTAAATGTAGATTAGATGCTACTAAATGGGGAAGAAATTATATTAGAAATCAAATGACAGGGTGTGGTAGTGCAAAAGATCCCGAAAAATGTCAGAGAAAACTGGGTAAAATGTTTGAACGTCAAAACAATAAAGTTAAAAAACAAGAGAAAAAATTTCTATGGGCAAGAACTAAATCACGAAGAAGAGCAGATCTTAGAAGAGAAAAAGAACGTATGTCAAATACTGCCTAATATATTAATTAAAACAAAAAAGGACGGTTGTCTCGGGTTTTAATTATTAACCGGATGTAAAGGATTAATTTAATCTCAAAACCTTTAAATGAGAGTTTTACTATGCAAAATTGGAATCGTCTATACGACTATATTCATGATTATCAAAATTTAGTTTATGATTATTACGCAGAAACTGCAGTAGCATTTTTAACTACGTATTACAATATAGATAAAGATAATACTGTATGGGAAGATGAAGATATAATGGGTGGAGCATATGAAAGACTAGGTGACTTATCTGGTATTAAATTTACTAAGAATCTTTTAATACCAGTCTTTTTTATAGATGAAATAAATACATCATTTACTGGAGATGAAAGAGGTTTAGTTAAAGAAGGTGAGACAACTTTTGTAATGCCTGGAACTTATGGAATAACACCATATGCAGGAGATATAGTAAAACTTGAACAGGATTATCTCAGACCTACTAATGACACATATCCAATTTATATAGTATCTGGTGTTGAAATTCATCCAAATACTGATAAAAGATTTTGGAAAATAAAAGTAAATGTATGGGGGGATGATTTAACTCAAGTTGAAGAACAATCGTTTACGACAAAAACATTTTTTAATTATGATAAGAAGATACATACAGTTCCAAATGCAACTACCTTAGCAAGAATGCTACATAAACATTCTATAATTAAAGATAGATTAAGCAATCTATATGATCCAAATAGTGGATTTTATAATGTAGAAAGGACTTAAACAAAAAATTGGAGAAATAATGGCAAGTCTTGATAGTCAAATTTATATATCTAGAGATCAAATTAGAACTCAAATAATGGAGTATATTCAGTTTTATCTTGAGTTAGAAAATGTTGACCTTACGAAATCATCATTTCTTTCATTTATGATTGATACGTTAGCAACATTAACCTCTAATTTATTATTTTATCAGCTTTCAGTTCATAGAGAATTTTTTATGACTAAAGCACAACTTCCTGAATCTATTCTTAACTTAGCAGCATTTTTAGGTTATAGTCCATCAGCAGCTAAATATGCTACAGCTAATGTTCTACTTACAATACCACTTGAATTCACAGATGCAAGTGTAACATTTACATTAGAAGAAAATTTTCAATTTAAAGCAGACGATGTACAATTTGAAACTTATTATACTACTAATGTAACTGTGACAAACAATAGTACAGCGTCAGTTCAAGTTAATAATAGTGGTCGTATATATAATCTGCCAGTAAGTATAGATACTACATCTGATGAACCTGAATTTAGTTTTGTAATTCCTGTAAGACAAAAACAAGTAACTACTCAAGAAACACAATTAGATGCTAATTTACAAGAATATCAATTTACTGATATATCAGTAAATTTCATAGGGAAATTCTCATCAATAGAAGTATGGGTCAAGGAACCAGGTTCAGATCCAAGTGATACTGGTGAGCAGTATACCGAGTTTAGTAGTTTATATCTAATGTCTAGTACCGATAAGGGATTTGTTTTTCGTAGAACATCTACAGGCGGAGTGCTATATTTTGGTAATGGAATTATTGGTTATCAACCTACTGCTGGTTCAACTATTATTTCTTATATAACTGAGACAGATGGAGTTGATGGTAATGTTATTGCTGGTTCTATAAAAATAGGTGATAGACTTTATACTCAACAAGGATCTCCTCCTGTTACTCAATTAGTTGACTACACAGTTGTTAATGTTTCTCCAGCATCTAATGGTGAAGATGAAGAAAGTATGGAAGAAATCAGACAAAATTCTATAAACTCTTTAACATCTCTAAATAGATTAGTTAGTGAAGAAGATTATTTAAATTCTGATGTAGTTATTCCTGATTCTCCTCTTGGTAATTCTCTTCCAATTCTAAAAAGATCTGACCTTAAAGTTAATGAAATTCAAATGTACACAACTCTAGATTATGGTAATGATATAGTTCCTACTAGAAATCATTTTTATCCATTTGATTTAAGTTTGACAGATTCTACAAGAGGAACTGAATTTGTAATTGATTCTAATTCTTATTACTCTATGTTTGATATGACATTTGATAAAATAAATTCATCTGCATCTTATCATTATACAATATATGAAATTAATACAATACCAACTTTATCTAGAAGTTGGGAAACTAATTTATATGAAATTCAAATTAATAATTTAAATGTTTTAAAGAGTGCTAGCGAAGTTACATTTACATTAACATATTATTCGACAGAAACATCTCCATCACCTAGTGGAACAGTTTGTACCATAATAATACCATCTACAGGTGGAGAATATATAACTACAAATACATTCGGAGTAGATGGCGGAACATTTACTTATACATTTGATCCATATACTATTCTTCCTGATGGAAATGTTACTTACATATTTAGATTATCTAATATAAATGGATATATAAGTGAATATACTTCAATGGTCATAGTTAGACAAGACTTAAGTAGTTTTATGCAGTCAAATGCAGTTATTGATTCTAGTACATTTATAGTTTATGATATTCCTGTAATTGAAAAAGAATTTTATGACGCGGTAGATAAACCTTCATTTGAATTGCAGACTCTTCAAACTCTATTACAATCAACTGATTTAATTGAGTATAGAATGATTACAGATTTTGTGAATGTTAAATTTAGTAATACTCATGGTCTTATGAGAAATATGCAACTTAATAAAGTGACTGCTACTGAAGTTCTTGATATTGGTTTATCATCTGTTCCTGTTGGTCCAAATTTAAGTGATAGATACATAGCAACTGGTTATGAAGGTGGAGATTGGGATGGAAAATATAATATGATAGTTACTTGTGTAAATACTGCTCCAGTAACATGGTCATTTTTAACTCCAAGAATGGATGATACAATACACATAGTTTCAAAAGGCGTTAATTATGTATATGGATATAATGGCTGGATTGATCCATCTTATAATATTCCATTAGATATAGAATTAGAAGTAGCAAAAGATGAATTTTCAGGAATACTTGATGCTGAACTTTCAAATAGTATTAAAACAGAACTGCTTTCAGCTTTTACTTCTAGATTTGGAATTCATGCTACAATTTATAGATCTGAAATTGTAGATACTGTTCAATCAATATCAGGAGTTAGTCATTGCAAGGTAATACAACCTGCTACAAGTATTTTCTTCAACACTGTAATTGATGATCTTGATCAAGACGATTTATTAGAATACTCTCCAGAGTATTTATATTTTACATCTAGCTCAATAATAATAAGATTTACGGAAATATTATAATGAAAACCTTACTAAGTCAAGCAAATATTGATTTTACAAAAATACGTACGTTTATAACAAAAACGACAGCTAGTGAGTTAATGGCACTTAGTGAGCCATGCTACTATCCATCTCATAAAAAGTACTATCATCAGCTTAGACATTATACTAATATTCCAGAGAGAGAAGTAAAAAATTTTCCTAAGACTTTTTGGAAAGGAATGCCTGAAGCTACTTATCAAATTCAAAAAGATCCAATAAGATTATTCTACTCATTTCTTCTGTATGTTGTTGCAAATAAACCAAAAGAAAAAAGGCTTTTTCCAATTATTATGACTCTTATATCAATAAGAGAATATTCAAATTTAATGCATAGACAAATTAAATACTGTAATTCTGACTACTTTAATTATGCTCTTCAGAATCAAACAAAAACACACCTATTCTCAAGAGAGAAAACTATTGGAAATAGTCTGTATTTCCTTTCATTAGAAATGGTTAAAAAACATTTTAAAGGGATAAAAGCTGGAGATAAAGAAGTTATATCAAAGTTTATGCAAGAACTACGTACTAGAATAAGTCAAAGTATTAAAAGTTTTGCTGAATTATATTATGCTGCTGCTGAGAGAGGCGAAGGAATTAAAACTGAAATTGAACCTGAAGAAGGAACAGAATATCAAATTCAATCTCAAGATAAGATAACTAGATTAGTAGATGGGATTGTTAAAAAGATAACTGTGTATAAGGAAGTTGATAATAAAGCAATTACTGAAGCTAGAAAAGCTACAAAAATAAATCAATCTATTGCAACAGGAATTGCATCTACTATTACAAATTTAAAATATTCAGATAATGTAAGAGTATGTCTTACATTATTCATTAAAGATATAACTAATAAAAATCAAATATGTGGGTCCGGTTATAATACATATCTTAAAAAACATATGAGTATTAAAAGAACTAAACAAAGAGTCTACTTCAAACAACAAATTTTAATACTTTTACAAAAAGTTCTAAAAGAAATGAAAGTAGAAGATAAATATAATATGTTTACTAATCAAACAAAATTCTCAATTAATTCATTTCTTGCTAGATATTTAATATCATTTTTAAGAAATCAACTTTGTTAATCGCTTATAGTTGTAACTAATTGAGCTGTTTTATTAGAATCTTCAGCTGATACTCTTGAATCTGGTGTATCACCTGCATTTATTTCAACCACATTGCTATTTCCCGCTGACAAATTCTTTTCTAATTCTACTGCTACTGTATCTTCAATAACTGATTCGTCCTCGACTTTATAAAATGCTCCTTTTGTTACAGGTCTTTCTGTCTTTAATGCTGCTAGATAATTTTTTAATGTTGGTCTTCCAGCTTTACTATACTCATCTCCAGTTGCTATAACACTATTATATAAACTTCCAAAATCTAATCTTACATCAACTATTCCCATTCTTTGATTCCAAGCAATACTCTGTTGATCTCCACCTTTAACTACAGTTATATTATTTATATATCCTGGATTTAAATTATAGATACCTGGACTTTCTACTTGAACAAAAAATGGCCAACTATAAACATTTTCCGCTGTAGCTCTTGGTAATCCAAGTAACATTAATGCTGCTATTGGACCAATTATATATTTTTTGGTTGATATTTGGTCTGCTGGTCTTGGATTATATAATCTTACTGTCATAGTATATGATGGAGCAAAAGCACTATTTTTCCATACTTGTGGAAAATCTATACGACCTCTAGCAAGAAGAGCATCCATAGTTTGTTTTGTTCCACCACTTAAAGGAATCGCTTTAAATATATCTTTAGCAGTAGCATGAGCTCCAGTTATTCCAGCTCCTATTCCTTTAAGAATAGAACTTTCTGAAGCTTTTAATTTTTCAGCTGCTTTCTGAACTGCTTCAGTAGCCGTCTTTGCTCCCATTATTTGTGTAGCTTCTCCAACTGCTTCACTAACAACATCAGTAGTCTTTTGAAGAAAACTCTCTCCATATGAATTTGTAAACGTATCAGTTGGAAAATTATCTGCTAAAAATGCTACTTTTAATGGGAGATCACATGTATATTCATGCTCTTCAAGTAATTTACTATATGCATTATATTCTTTCTTTAATGTATATAGAGTCATTCCCTTAGTAAAATCAGGTTCACAAGGATGTAATTTAGCAGTTGGCATTGTAAGCTCTATAATATCTTTATTTGTATAACCTGCTGGAGGAAGTCCCAAAACATCTGGAATTTTTATTTTTATTTTTTTTGTACGTTTCTTTAATGCCATTATGATAAATCTCCTTCAATAATTCTCCTTGTATTATCATCAGTAGGAGCTCCAGGAACTGA